AGCGTCAATAGTATCAAATGATACTTCTCCACCATTAGCTACGTTAGCCCATGCTTTAGTAAAATCAATCAATGTATCTTCTCCAACAAAAGCTTTGCGAGTTTTGTCTGCATTCTTCCACCAATCATAAGCAGGTACATCTTCAGACCATGTAGTTTGACCTACGTTATTGATCCACATGAATTTACCTGTCTTACTTTGACGGTTGCTAGCTTGCATTAAAATCTCAAACTTAACTTTAAAGTTAGGATTAACACACTCAAGCCAGAACGTAATCTTATTATAGTCTTCATTGTTGATAGAGACTGAATAGTTAGGATCTGTCTTAGCGTTAATTCCTAGATCTTTAAGTTCATCTAAAGTTGGATTAACTGCGATTACTTTAACTGGTGCGATACCTGTATACAGGGTTACGCCACCTGATACTTCTACTTCTGAGTTATTCGACTGTACAGCCATTTGATTTTAATTTAAAAGATTATTGAAAAGATTGTTTGTAAACTGGAGTTGCTGCGTCTGCATCATTAAATGCATCAACAAAACTTGGATCTACTTCTGATTGAGGTTCCATAGTTACTGAATCAGTAATTTGAGGATTTACAGGCTCAGTTACCATTGTATCGTCTTCCAATACAAAACGTACAGCTGGCTTACGTTTAACACGAAGACCTTGCAATTTAGGGTGCTTAAATACTTCGTTAACTTCTTGTTTAGTCAAGCCGTATTTAGTTGCAATTTTCTCACGATCCAAACCGTTAGTTAGATCATTAATAATTCCAGAAACAGTCAATTTAATTGTTTCGTTACTTGCTACTGGTGTTACAGTAGTCTCTACTCTAGCATCTATGCTCATTTGGTTTTTGTTTTAAAAGTTTTAAATTAATCGATGAAAATATTCTTCCAGTCCAGTTCCATCTTCTGGCCTCGTAAATGTTCGCATCTTGATCCTGCGTTAATGTCTTCGCTAGAATCAAATGAGATCATTGTTTTGTCTCCTTCACGATAGATTAGTCCGATAGCATCAGCATTTGCACATGCAATGTTTCTGATCTTCCCAGTCAAATCTAAATCTTTACTTGCTACCTCTTTACCTTTCTTGTCTAGCATTTTATCTTTGAGATGGCCGATATAAATGATATGGTCAGCTAGCATCTCTAGTCTGTCCATCCATTTCTTAACTGCAATTCTCAAATACAAATAGCCACCACCTTGAGGTAATGAAAGTATTGATAGTCCTTTGTTATCACTATCAAAGTTTTTACCCATAGGAGTTTGTTTGTAAAGCTCTTTAGCTTCTGCTTCACACCATACTTCTAACTGAGTTAATGTGTCGATGGCAATGTATTTATATGGTCTCTTATTTCCCATAATAGCTTTGCCTACTTCACTTAGTTCTCTAAGATTACTAACTTGAATCTTAAGAGCTTCTACCATGTCTGAACCACGTTCTAAATCTATGATAAGACAATCATCCAGCTTTGCTAACGCTGTTGTCTTACCTACTTTAGGCTGTCCATACACTACCAAGTTTTTAGGGCTTTTTCTAGCCGCTGCAACTTTTTCTGTTGGTAATTGCATCATTTTCTTTCTTTAATTGTAAATGTTGATAAATCTGTTTCAAAAGGGATCATACCCAATAAACCATCACGATTCTTTTCGATATGACAAGCTAGAAGATTTTCAGGTTCTTCTCCACAATACTTGTCTGTAATACCGTACAAATCAAATGGTCTTTGTAGCATGATAACTACATGAGCATCCTGGCCAATAGAATCTCCACCAAACAAATCGGTAAGCAATGGTTGATATTGATTCTTAGCTCGGAACTCTTGCTCGATATTCCTGTTTAACTGCGATAATAAGATTGTTATTGATCCCATTTTAGATTGCATCCACATACAGGCTTTTGATACTGTATTAAGCTTTTGCAATTCTGTGTCTTCTGATCCTATGATAAGACGAGTGTGATCAATTAAGTTTACAATGGTATGGTACGGATACCTTGCAGATACTTTATTGTTCGTGTCTTTAATCTTATTCATATTCTGTGGAATAGAACAGAAGTAAATGGGATACTTAGCATACTTATTAGCAGCGTCTTCGTATTTCTGCATACCTGAGTCATCTAATGGCTGATCTACGGAATAAAGTTGCGAGAACTTTAGATTAGCATCATTTGAAGCAGCACGCATAATCTGTTGATAATCTGGCATCTCAAATGTCCAATACAATACTACTAATGGAGCATTGACATTGACATCTAATAAGTCAAATAATAACTGATTACTAAATGCAGATTTACCTACACCAGGTCTACCAGCAATAACATACATCTTGCCTGGTTGCAACCCACCTAATAACTGTTTGTTTAATCTAGGCCATTTAGTAGGAAACACAACGCGCTTACCTAGCTTTGCATTTCTAACTTCTTGGATTGATTTGTTGACGGCATCTTTGATATGCCTAAACTCAGTTATTTTAGAGTTGTCTTGTGATACGTCCTTCGGACTTGAGTTTGGTTGTTGTTCCATCTTCACTTAAATCGCTGTATTTTTCCCAACTGTAGTTGTTGATCCATGTTTCTAACTGTTGCATATAACCTAAACTATTGCTAGTCTTTCTCAATTGTAGTTCTCTGTTCAAGCACTCAATAATGTGCTGATGTTTAGTTACATCATTACCTACAATTTTTTGATACTTAACTTTAGCTTTGGCGTTAGCTTTAGAAGTTGGATCTTTAGCACGAAGAATTCGTAATTGACCGTTAGCTAAGACTTTAAGCGGGTATGTCGAGAGAAGACCATGCCACATCCTATCAAATGAACTCTCTACATATTGCAGAAAGTGTTCTCTAAGAAAGACCTCGTCTTCTCCCAACTTAATGTACCCAGCTTCTTCTAACTTGTGTTGGTCTACAATTAACTTTAAATCTTCAATACTCTCTTTGCGATAAGTCAAGATCAAAAAACAAAACTCATCAGCTGTAATACTTAGCTGTTTGAGTAGATCAGTATTAATTTCAATAGTCATAATAAATTTTGTTATACTGATTCTTGATTCTCAATACAAATATAAGAAGAAAGTTTATCAATCCAAACAATATTGTCAAAACTTTTTATACTTGATTGTAACCATTTCTCTTCTTGAGAATTTGGTACATACAAGATAATTACTGTTCCAACTTTGTCTGGACTTAATCGTAACAATCGTCCTACTCTTTGTATCATTGATAAGCTTTTAGAATCCAATCCACAGATTATCCCTATCTCTGCATCAGATACATCAAAGCCTTGGTTAAGAGCTTTAGTTGAGCACAATACATTTGCTGTCTTATTCTTGAAATCTTCCAATGCTTGTTTTCTTGCTTTAGTTCCTAGTTTGGAATGATATACTCTACTGATATCTCCGTGATCTTTTTGAACTTGTGCGTTAATTGCATCAGTTATTTCATTATTTCCTGCAAATGTTAGTATTCTACTTCCGTCATGATAACCAATTAGTTTACTAGCATATAAAACTTTGTTATAAGCCTTTTGAACTACATCCTTCCTATCTCTTATTGCTTTGTAAAACATAAGTGCATTAGTATATTCTTCTTTAGAATAAGATTTAGGGTTAGCTAATATTTGGTTAGCTTCACTGAATGCATCAAACTGTCCAAGTCTATACTTATACTGCACAAACATGTTATTAGCCTTAGAGTAATCTTTCTTTTCCTCATCAGTTAATTCAACAGGAATACAATAAATTTTATATGGGCTAATTAATCCCATCTTTACACACTGATCCATAGTAATATGATATACAATAGGTGCTAGCTTTTGTAATCTCACTAAATACAATGGATCTTCTGGAGGAGTTGCTGTTAAGCAAAGTAATTTGTTGTAAGTGTTATTAGTAAACGATTGGATATACACATCAGATAAACCTAAATGAACTTCATCGGCTATAATTACTTCATAATGCTTGTTTTCATACTTGCAAGCCGATTGATAGCATACGATTTCTACGTCATCTAGGATATCATGATACCCCCATTTCTTAAACTCTTCTTCAAATTGATCTTGTAATTGATTAGTTGGGACTAATACTAACGCTTTACCTCCCCATTTTCTAAGAACTTCTCCAGCTGCTAAAACACCAACACGAGATTTACCAAATCCAGTACCTGCGAATACTGAACCTTTAAATCCTGCTGATTGCCATGCTTTAAGAGCCTTTCTCTGTTCTTGATTCTTTAATTCTAAGCTTGCTTGTAATGATGTTGCCATTGTCATCTCCTTGTTTTACTTTAATTTTTACTGTTTCTGCTACTTCATTTATTATTATCTTGTCTACAAACAAGTTAGTAAATAAAGGATCAATGCTCTTTAAGTTCATACTTGTTTTGTAGTCAACTGCTGGATCCCAATAAGCTTTCCCATAAATACAAGGTCCACCAGGAGGATCAAACATGATAATTTCTCCATCATTATCTGTAGCAGTTCTAGCAAAATCTAATAAGTTAAAGAACTCACCACCAACCATAGTGATTGTTTCTTTTCCATCATAAGTCATAATAATATGCTCACCATGTCTGTTTCTAAATGATACTTGCTGACTCATAATGATATCATTTTATAGATTCCAATTGATGTAGCAGTAATAGCCATTAGCATTAAAATGCTAGATAGGATTAACAATCCTCTGTAAAGTTTTTCGTCATTCATAATAATTTGTTTTTAATTTGTTTTTAAGTGGTTGTTCGGAAATTCCGAACAGTTGCAGTCAGAACATGATTCGAACATGTAAATGGGCTGCCATTATAGTGACCACACGCTCTGTGCTTTTTTACCCTTGGTGCTATAACCATCCAATGCGTCTACCAGTTCCGCCACCTGACTATGTACTATTAGCTCTTTAGCATTCTACTTCCCGCCCCTACACAATATGTAGCACGAATTTTGTATCTTACTTAGCCCGTCGCTCGCGGTATGGGTACTAAAGTTTACTAATAGTAGCTTTTTTAGACCTAAAGAAAGCTAACTTTATCATTACTGAACGCAGAAGTTCTTATGGTTTTTTGCGTGGTACATGTTTGAGGATGAGAAGTCCTCTGTGTTGTGTAGATTGTATTTGGTGTATCTACATTTCATGGAACAATTTCCTTTCTCAAGAGAACAACACATTTGTTTTATTCTATAATCATCCAATCTTCTGCTAACATATCTGTTTGAGATGCTAACCAACCTACACAAAGATTTTTTTGAGCAGTCCACATATCAATATGTTTACCAATATGTAAATGAGTTTGACCTTCATTCTCAAGAAACTCTTTGTTGATAATGTTGTCAGGTCTTGCAGTTTCTTTATCAACAGAGTAACCTCCGTTTAATATTAGAAACATTCCTTTACCATTCCAACCTTCTCTTGCTACTCTCTTACCTTGTTTCAAGGACTCAATAGCTTGTCCGAAATTTAAATTGTTCATATATTATGGTTTTAAAAGTTTAAAAGTTGCCTTTTTAAACGACGTCGAGAAGGCTAACTCTATCTCCTATACGATGAGAACAGTAATTTGAGCTTGTGTCAGAGGCTTCCTGTGTTTTACGATCTCCTGGCCAACGGAGCTAATCTTCTTCTTGCTCTGGTCTTGGATGTATTCTTAAACCATAAGCTAAGTTCATCATTTGCATATTTAAATGAGCTTGTCTACTGCTATGTTTAAGAAACTTCCTTAAATAATCTGTGCCCCATTCCATCCACTCTTTTTCTTGCTCACGAGTCATAGTATATTTATTATACCATTCTTTGCCTGTAACTGTTTTTGCTTCTTCTGCTAAATCATGTGCAGTTAGATTATACCCTGCGATTTGCATTAAAGCATTAATTAAAGTTTCAGCTGCAAAAGCTTCTTTTTCTCGTTTTGACATTCTAGTCTTCGTCTGTGTAGTCATAGTATTCTTCTTTAGCGCAAGCAGTACATAAAGGTTGTTCTGACAAAATTAATTCAACTTGTTCATCAACACAATCTTCGTCACAGTCTGGGTCTTTAAGAACTTCATTGGCAATAGTATCTCTTAGAATATCTGCATCACAATATCTGCATAATCTACTAGATTTATTCCAAGGTGCGTATGGATCGTTTTCTGCGCCAGCTGGTAAGTTACTCATTGCTCTGATTTTAAAATGGTTAATAAGTTGGCTTTGAAAGGCTTCAAACTGTTCTCAATACGTTCTAAGTTAGTTTGCTTACCGCCTTCTGCATGAAGTGTAGCTAACTCATTAAAACTGTACTCTCTTTCTGGGTACACAGAACTTTGTATTAAAAGCTTTTCTTTAGGCCAAGACAAATCTACATCAATTGGTTCAAAGTTCAAATTCTTGTTCATAATTTTCATCAGTTATTGGTTTTTCTTCTCTTGAAATGTTTAGTAATTCTGCATTACATCCAGGGCACAATCCAGCAGTGTGTGAATCGTCAGTTGTGTAGTAGTTCGTTCCACAAGAAATGCATTCTTGCGCTTCAATTAGGTTCATACTGAAACCATAATCGGTAAGGTTAATTTTAAACATATTGTTTGTATTTAGAGATTTCAATTGTAATAAAACAAAATAAGGGAGATCGTTATCCCCCTTATTCCGAAACAAATAAAAACAAATACTAACGAAAAAGTATTAGAGTACACAAAAACTCTGTCGCAAATATAATAAACTTTTACGACATTATTTACTCCACTTTTCTGTTATAGTTGTATCTGATTTCAATAACCCATTCTTTATCACTGCTTTCGCTGCTTTCTCCATCAACTCACTCATTGTATCCTTCCATTCTTCTGCTAGATCTACTGGACAAATTGTATCTATCTGATCATGCACAGTCATAACAATCTTAATTGGGAGATTATTATCTTCAATATGTTGCATAATATAAACCAATGCTAACTTAGTCATATCTGCTGAGCTACCTTGTATTGGTGTGTTTTTGCTAGCTCTTTCAATACTTCCAAGTTCCATAAAATTCTCTTTCTCACTATACATCTTTGGTGTCCAGTTATCAAACCATCTCTTGCGTCTAAATGGAGGGAATGTTTCTATGTAACCATTCTTTTTACCAAACTCACCTAATCCATTAAGGAACTTCTCAATCTTAGGGAAGGCTTTAAAGTAATCTTTAATAAGATTCTTAGCTTCCTGTTGACTTGAGTTAATAGTCTCACTTAACTTTTTAGGTCCCATACCATAAGCTAATCCAAAATTAATTGTCTTAACTTGTGTTCTGAGTTTCTTATGCGCTTTACATTCACACTTTTCTTTACTCTTCATATACGCACAATTGGGTTCAGCTGCATCAATCCATTTCTTCCCAAATACTAACTCAGCACATACTGAATGCAAATCTTCATTGTTTTCTAACGCCTTTAAGAATACAGGGTCTTGGCTACCGTAAGCAATTACATTTAGTTCTTGAGAACTATAATCGCTAGATACAAAGACATATCCTTTAGGTGGAATAAAACAATTACGATACAAATTATCTGCTGGTATTTGTTGCATATTAGGTTCACTAGAGGATACTCTGCCAGTGTCTAATATCTGTTGGAAACTAGTGTGGATCTTACCATCCTCCTCTACATAATTGTAAAAGTTATCTCCGAATGCTGATACTAACTTAGACTTCTCCTTATATTTGATATAAACATCGATTAGTTCGCTTTTATATCTATAAGGATTAAGTTTCTTTCCGTTAACATCTTCAATCTCAGGGAAATAAATTTTAAATACTTTAAGTACTTGAGAGGGAGAATCCCAATTAATAATTGTCTGCTTAACTTCTTCAGTTGCAAACAAATCTAATTGAGTTTCTCTGTACTTTACTAACTCTGGGAGATTGTAAGCATATTCTTGTAGAATTACTTCAGCTTTACCAGCTGCTTCTACATTAATGTCTTTCAATTTATCCCATGCTTCTCTGTCTACTATTAATCCTTCATATTCTATTTCTGCAAAGACTCTGGTAGCCTTCATCTCTAACTTACAAACGTTTGAGAGTCCTTGCAAATCAATAAAGTCTAACTGTTTTTCTCTAATATCTATTAGATACTCAACATCTTTAGCTCCGTAAATAATCTGATCAATAGTAAATGGAGTAGAGTGTGTGTCAGTAAACCTCCCTCGTATTTCTTTATTAAGAGTGTTGCCAGTATATCTTTCTACTACCTTACCAAGTCCATACCCATAATCTGTTTTCCCACAGTTTAGTATCTTTTCGGCTAAATACGTATCAAAGATGTTATTAGTACTAGCATTAAACTTCTTCTTAAGAAATTTGTAATCAAATTTTGCATTGTGAAATATCTTGACATAATTTTCTGATTCTAAAAACAGTTTAATCAGTTGCATTTCTCTATCGGATATTGTATTACGACAATCAATAATGAATTGTTCTTTCATATCCCCTATTTGCAACATTAATAACTGTTTAGAAACAAAACTAAATCCAGATGTTTCAGTGTCTACGCCATACACAACTTCATTGTTATTGTGTATATAATCAAACATGTCATTCCATTCACTACGTTTAATGTTTGGATGATCATATTCAATTAGCGAATCATTAAAATTAATTAGATGTATCATTTTGTTTTTGTTCTGCTTTATGCATGCTTAATAATACAGCTGCTACCATTCTCAGTGTAGTGTCATCTAGTTCAGCATCTTCACCAACAATTTCTGCTACAGTTTCAAAAGTAGTGTGATAGCCTAATGCTAATTGATACCATAACGTGCTAGTTATAGTGTCAATATCGTAGTTACACTGTTGTAGTAGATACCTCTGATACGCGTTTAACATAATCTTCTTTTGCTTTATCAATATAATCAATTAATTCTGGTAGCATCCAATACCCTGTGTTAGCCATACGTTCAGTATAAGCATCAAGGTATTGTACAACTTCAGGCAGAGTTGTTTCTGTGTTATCCCATAAGTGGCTTAATGTTTTACCGTTTGTTTTAAGTATCTCAGCAACCAATTGTTTAGCATGATATTTAACTTTATGATTAAATGCCCAACCTACTGATTCTACTGCGTCTACTGCATGCACAGTTTGCATACTCCACATTACAAGATTTAAAAGTAACAACTTTTGTGCTGTTTCTACATCTAATTCTTCTACTTTAATACGCTCTTTAATATTTCCCATTTGCTTTTAAATTTTACTAATTGAAACTTTCTAATACTGAAATCATATCTCCATGCTGACATATCTCTTGACCACTTTTTATAATTGCATATTCTACATACTTTAACTACACCGTAATCACTAGGTCTTTGATATCTCATTTTAGATTTACTAAACATAAACAATGGATATGTCCGTTGACAATCAAAGCATTTCTTCATAACTTTTTATTTAAAGTGGTTTAATTTGACTACTTTGATTACTCTTCATCTTTAACATTTAAATGATGTAATACAGCAACATATACTGCATAAAACAAAGCGCTCGTACCTATAATCCCTAAACCACTAACAAATATCTTAACAAATATTTCTTGCCAATAATAACACGCAATAAAAACAAATGGAAACACTCCCATAATTAATGACGTGATTAGTGCTGCTTTTTGTTTATTATTCATCTTGACCTCCATATGTTTGTTCG